GCTTACCCCCAAAGGAGGTTGACGAATGGGAAGGCATTAAACGTTTGTGATCGATTTCTCATTAGCGGAGATTGCAGTTCTCTCTGCTTCCATGCGCGACGAATCGGGCCGATCCTCGGCCATCGCATTGGAACATCTCACCGAAGACGACTTTACTTCGCCCACCCGTCAACAGATATTCAAAGCCATCGCGAAACATTCGCCCGACGTCAATGAGGTGGACGTGATGATCGAACTACCTGATCTCGCAAACGAGGTTACGGAGATATCCGCGCAGTACGGAGGCGGACAAATCGACAGATACGTCGATCAAGTAATCGAGCAAAGAAACGCCAAGGCGGTAGAGAAAGCAATCCTCTACGCTCAAGACGACGTTCGCGACTCCAACAAGACCGCAGAGGATGTGGCATCCGCGTTTACAACCCGCGTGGCCAAAGCTTTCTCAAAAAGAAAAGGACAGACTCACGTGCGTGACGCAGTCGCAGAGGCGCAAGCCGAATACCTGGCAATCGATGCGGGCGGAGTCTCCGCAATATCCACGGGTTTCAAAGGGTTGGACACCTTTCTCAACGGTGGATTTCGCGAAGGTTGTCTTTACGTCATCGCCGCAAGACCGGGAATCGGAAAGTCTGCCCTTGCGATTCACTTCACCCATGAAGCCGCAAAATTTGGAAAGCGAACCTCATATGCCAGTCTCGAAATGCAAGCATCCGAATGCGCGGGACGCTTGCTCACCAACGTGAGCGGAGTTCCGCGCCCCACCATGAAGGATTCAATGGACCATATTGCGAAGAAGAGACTCGCGGAAACCACTCAACGAATCAAGCAATGGCCAATAACCTTCAAGGATGACCATGAAGCATCTCTTAACAGTTTCTCCGCCTTTCTCGCTCAACAAAGAATGGAGGGTGAGCTTGGATTGGTAGTCGTCGATTATCTGCAACTACTCTCCGCAAAAGGCTATGAGTCGAGAACTCAGGAAGTTTCCGAGATTTCTCGTACTCTAAAAACTCTAAGCCTCGAATACCAAACATCGATCCTCGCTCTTTCTCAACTCAACCGAGCCTTGGAGGTGCAAAAGCGAAAGCCCGCATTGTCCGACCTTCGCGAATCCGGCTCAATCGAGCAAGACGCGGATGCGGTTTTGCTCCTTTCTCCTCACAAAGACGATGAGGATTTGATCAATTGCGAGGTCGCGAAGAATCGAAACGGTGAGCAGGGAATGACTACCTTAGAGTTCGACAAGAGACTTGGCCGATTTTCGGCCCACGTTGAGGGGCGACTCAACGATGACAAGCCATATGGGTGAAGGATGAAAGCCTGGAATGCCGTTTAAGATGCCCTACAAGCCCTCACAAAGCGTTTTTGTAGCTTGCAAGGGTAAAGACTCATGTTTTGGGATAAAAACGATTTTAGGAGGGGATACGGGGTCTAAGAATTATTTCTCCTTTGATACCAAAGGTTTCCTTCTAGGCATTCTTCCAATTATGTTTGAGATAAGAGTATCAAGTTTGGCTTGAGTTGCATTCAAACATTTTAAAGTTTCAGACTTTTCAGACTTAGATTTAGCATTATCGTAAAGCTTAGAATAATAATCTCGTAACTCGATATAATATTTTCTGCGGTTTCGAGTATTAACTGACGGATTGATTGATATCTTTGGTAAAATTGGCTTTTCTTGATCACTCATCGCATTTCTCCTTTCTCGTTTCTCTTCTGCCACCAGTCAACCGCTTTGGGCGCGAGCCGGATTGCCAGGAAGACAATCAAGCCAACGCACATGCGGGCAATCGTGTCGGATTCGTTTGGCTTAGTCATGGTGAATCCCCTCGCTTTCTCTTCTCATGCGAATGGTAAGTCTTTCGCCATTATAATAAATCTCCTTCGCCTGTTCGATTTCTTCGCGAGAATATCCTTGGGACAAAACATAATCCTCGTCTTTTCCCATCATAAAAAGTTTTTCGATAATCCAATATATTCTCATCCTTCACCCCCTTCCACCTTGTCGAGAAGCTCGCGGATCATTTCTCCCGATGTGGGCAAATCCCAACCTTCCGCTTTTGCTTCCGCTTCATATTCTACTAAAATATCTCTTAGCAATTCATACATTTCCGGCGCAGAAGCAATCAATCGCGCGTTAGCACGTGCCTCATCCCATCCATCGGTTGTACGCGCCACTATCGTATGCTTAGATTTTACTGCAAAGCATAACCCTTTGCTATCTCCAGGTGTGCAATCCTCACTTTCCCACGGTCCGGGCGTAAATGCAGGTTTCTCTTTTGTATCGTTCATGCTCAAAACTCCGCTTTCTCTTTTGCTTGATTTAGTAATACAATAAGGTCATTAATTTCTCGAACACCAACGTTTGAAAAAACTTCCGCGAGTATTTCGCATGTTTGTATCATTTCGCCATCGCTTAAATGGCTTAACCCTTCGCTATCTGCAATTATTTGTTCAATATCATCTCTCATAATATGATTCCCTCTTTGGTTTGCACGTCTTGTATAAGCTTTAGCGCATCTTTTGGACGCGCCGCCATCGCTACGAAATCAAGATTCGCAATCTTGCAAGCCTTGCGTAATTTCCGAGCTTCAATCTTTGTAAGCTTAAAATAATCATTTCCTATCTTTATCATTAGTATCTTCCTTTCTTATTGGTTTAAGTTAAATTCCATTTGCTTCGCGCCTACGCGCTCCGCGCTTCTCTTTACGCGGTTCGCTCCGCGAACGTTCGCCCCGGGTCCACCCCGCTTCCCGCGTTTCCGCTCTCCCTCTTCAAACGCATCCAACAAGGCTTGCGCCTTTGCGGTCCGGTTTGCGTGACCACGTTCCATCAGATCGTGGATACGATCAAGCGCAATGGGGAATAATTCTTTTGCATGAATCATGGGAGTTTTTCCTTTTCATTTGGTGGGAGAATTCCCGTTTCCATGAAAAATTCTCTAATTCCAATCGGTTGGTTTAGGTTGCACCAATCCCATGGCGGTCTATACGGATGCCATCCTTTTATGTGCCATCCGCAATCGTATACCCACGTTTCAATTTCTCCCTTAAAGATAAAGGTTACTTCACGTATCATAAGTCATCCCCCCCGAACAAATCTTTGAGCATTATCCAAGCGGGGAAAAGCCAGGGTAAAATTAGTATTAGAATATCATAGTTCATAGTCAAATGTAGTATTTACTCCTTTGTATTGCGTTCAATCTAGCGCTTTTTCCAGGTCAATGATGATAAGCCGCAAATTATCGCAAACGGCTTGAACCGCTTCCCAGGAAAGGCATTCCTTTTGCATGCTTTCAAGCATAGTTTGCAAGGTTATCAATTGACCAAGTAAAGCGCGTAATTCTTGTTTATTCACGTTAATAGTCATGACCTAACACAAACACGTCTTCATGCCATCCTTTAAAATCATATGCGGTCTTGCTATCCATATGATATACTGATTTGTCGTAAGGATAATAAATGCAATCTTGGCCTTTACTGATAGCCTTGCCCGTTTCTTTGCACACACTATCAAATCTTGCTTTAATGGCACGCGGGTCCATAGAATAGGATTTTGCTTTTCTGAAATATCTCATTTCTCTTTTTGCTTTCTTAGTTATGAATTCCAATTGCAATCGTTACACCACGCATGGCCGTATTATCTCCGCACGCATGTTTAAACTTTGCTAGGCAGTTGCCGCAATTTCCCGGACAAGCAAAGCGCTTGGTATGGCCCGCTTCCCTAAGCTTTTGCACTATTTCCTTTCTATAGTCTTTGGAACCTAGGTTGTCTTTATCCTGATATGCTTTGCTTGTAATATGCTTTCTGGCAACGGGAACCGCGATGAATTCTCCACGTGTGCAATCCAATTGCAAAACCTTTTCCTTTACCTTTGAACCGTACCGGGAACCGCTTGACACGTTCAAAAGATAGTTTGCCGGGAAAGAATATCCTTCTTTCTCCAATTTCAAAAAAAGACCCCATGATTTGGAATATCCGTAAACCTTAAGGTCCGTACGCGCTTTACATGCATTCATCCAAAACCGTAAAATTGCCAGGTTTGCAAAATCTCCGTCTACGTAAAGACGGACCGTCCGGTTTTCCGGTATTTGCTCAAATGCATGCAAGACAATAGCCCGGCCCGCTTTTGTCCGTAATAATACGCTATTTTGCAATTGTCGAAAGAAAGCCGCCGGATAACGCCAACCCTTGAAAGAATAACACCAACCTGTAGCAAAGTTTTCAGTTTTTCTCGTTTGGTTTTCTCCATACAAACAAGCTCCCGCTCCCGGGCAATCAAAACCAGGTAAGCTCGAAAAAGCATAAAACGGAAGCTTTTGATTGCCGCTTGCCGCAAATACGGAAAAAGGTAAAGGCCCGCGTTGGTCCGCAAACCAAGCCAAAAAGCGCGTTGCAAAATACTTTGTTGTATTTGCCGCGTCAGGGTTGCCAGGAATGGCCGCAATTAGTTTGCTTAATCCTGGCAAGTCATTTGCAAGTGCGGCCCGTGCCAAATCGATTTTGCCGGGCGTGGACAGTTTGGTTTCTATATGTTTATTTATATTCATAACTCTCCTTTGCTTGCGTGTATCATCCCATTTAGCAAACTGCGTTGGTTTCCGGGTAGCAAATGACTTCTTCGCCATCGATTTTGGCGTGAAATGCGCCGTCTATCCATTCGCCATTTTCGCAATAATTTCCATCGAGTGCTGACTCCAATTCACTTGTAGGATTTTGTGAATAACCAATTTGGAATCGATCATTTTGCTCGATTGGTTCGCCATCGCTTGCGCGCACCACGTACCAACCAATCGTCCAATTTAAAAAATATTGTAACGCATCCTTGTACACATCGTCACAACGATAAACTTTTACATTGCCATAGTTACCGCGTACATCCCCCCCCAGGTGTAAACATACCGCGATGTAAACCGGATCATTGCCATAATACCATTCATCCGCGTCATCAGTCGTTGAATAAACGGAAAACGTGAAAACTTGCTTAAAATCGTTTTCCCCGTTGTAAACGTTATCCCGCATGGCGCTAACAAGTTGAATGGATTCATTAGCTTCTACGGATGCGTGATTCTCGCAAAGTTCACGTACCGTTGCATCGTTATCCCAAGCTTCATTTGAAATATCCAAGTCTAATGGTTCGCCAAATAAATTTGTCAACCAAGCGCTAGTATCAATGGATGCATCCCACAAATATGTGCAACCATTTTTCGGTGTTTCAATTATTTCAATCGTTTTCATTGTTAGCTTCCTTTCTTTTGTATTAATTTCTTATGAAAAGCTTTTCACCCTTTGCCAAAATCCAATGGCTCACACAATTGGAGAAGGATGTGGCATAAACGCGGTAAAGCTTTCCCTCATGTTCAACTTTCCAAATGGTCCGGATTTTTCTTCCGTATCCCATTGCATTTATGCCAAGCGCTTTGGGGTTTGCAAACACCCCCCATGCATTGCGTTGAAAGTGTGCGGGTGTTGGGCTTATCACATAATCATCTGAATTTGATTTAATATATTTCATATTTAGTTCCTTTCCTTTTTGTAAGTAATTAATAGCCAAGCTCCTTGAGAATGTTTTTTGCCTTTGTAATTACATGGTCTTTAAAAGTCACACTGCCATCGATCGTATTGCCTTGGTGATTGATAACTTGGTAGATGGTGCCATTTATCCGGTGTTCGATTTTAATGGTTTTACGTTTGCGGTTGATTATGTATCGTATTGCGTTATTCATGTCAGGAATCTCTCCATTTCCGCCGAAGCTTAATTGCCTTGACAACATCACAAAAGCAAATCCAGGAAAGCTTGTCAAATCAATATTGTAAAATACCGATCTATCCCAGTGTTCAAGCGGGTAAAAAAAATTTGCGGTTTGCTCCGGCAAAATCAAACGAAGCGCAAAAGCATGGCATTCATTGCTTACCAGGTAAACGTCCATATTTGGAAATTCCGGTTCCATATTTGGAAACCCGGGTGAAAATTCATTTCGCCCCCATGCATTGATTTTTGAATACGTACGCGCGAATCGTATCAAGATATCATGATGCGATGATGCGTTGCGATTCGATTGCACAAGCTTGTCACGCGAACCGCTCGCATTTTATTGGATTCGTGACAAACGCAATGCAAGTTTTGCGTAAGTGCTTGATAATCAACAAAACCAACTTCGCTCAATAAGTATTATGTCTAATTGGAACCGCGTGGACCGCGATCCGCAT